TGGTCGATAGTCTCGATAATCTTGAGGCAACCGAACATCCCTACAACGCAGCCAAGGACGAATACTGGCGTGTTATGACCGATTCCAAGGAAGATATCGACAAGGGAAATATCATCTTGCTGGAAGACCCGGTGACGCGAGAGTTTAACTTTAATGAGCGCGAGAGGAGACTTGAAAGCCTGCGCGAGAATCCGATTACCAAACCTTTCTATGACAGGCTTATTGCTGACATCAAAGACAATCCAAATAGCCCTCCAATTGTGCAGGAACTTCAGGGAGACAGGGAGAAATTAAGGCCGTTCTGGGATATTGGTGCAGACGAAGCGGAGAAGATGGGCTTCACCGAGGAGTACGAATACTATCTGAAGCAGAGCAGGCTTAATAAGACTCAGCTCACAATAGATACCAACAAGGACTGGTCCGTAAGCGACAGGCGTAAGCTCCGCAAGTTGCTTTCCAACATCGAGACTGCGAAAAATAAGTACCGCAGAAAGAACCTTGAAGCTGATACCCTTCTGTGGAAGTGGGAATATTACGATAATGCGGTGCATCCAAGGTTAAAATACAGGGCGATAAAACAATTAATGAAAGACCAGGACGGAAGGGCAACCGATAGGGGCCAGATCGAGAAATATGTCGATGCCCTCATGGCAGGGGCCGTAGCTCCATGACTACCGCTAGTAAGACAGGAATAAGATGTCCGCATTGTGGGAGAAAGGTAGCCGAGAAATTAGTCGGTAAAATGTGGTTACGCTGCATTAAATGTAAGGCGGACCTGTACTTTAACTTTGACAAAGGAATGGGAAAAAAACTAAACTAGACGCTAACTCAAACATATAGTAAGAGCGCGGTTCAGTCGCCAGAGATTCATTCTCTCGGCGGCTTTTTTATTTTAAGGGGTAGTGCATGACATTACAAAATCAGACGGCAGGTTTTGATAACCCGCCAGAAGAAGCAGTGAATGTAACTGGCAGCCTTGCACCAGAGACAGAGGCCGCGCCCGCAGAAGCGCAACCGGCCCAGAATCCTGGTCAACCTCCCACCGTAGATTCACTTCAGGCTGATTTAGCCGAAATGAGGAAGATGTTTGAAGACCAGCAGACGGCACTTACCAAGTCGCAGCAGGACTTTAATTCACTCAACGGTCGCTATAGACGCGCCGTCGAAGAGAAGTCCACGCTCGATGAGATAGCCGACTCGATTGCTGCTCTATCAGGCACCACAAACGCTCTGATTCGCCACCAGGCGACACAGGACGAACAGGTGCTTGCAGAGGAACTTGAGAAGGTACAGGCAGATACGCAAAGCCGCACTACCAACCGGTCTTTTACAAACGCTTCCGCCGACATGATTCGTGAGATCCAGGATATTGTCGAAGAACTGGGCCTTGACCTTGAACGCTCGGAAGAACTCCGAACCTTCAGGGAGAAATGGACACCATCTTATCAGGCATCCGATCTCGCAGGATTATACGACGCTTACGCAGACTTCCTGAAGACGGCACGCCGTCTGGAAAGGGACAAGCGTGAGTCGGACCTTACGAGCGCCCAGAACGCAGCTCAAGAACAGAGAACCCGGGAAAACGAAGAACTTGGAATTAACGATCTCGATTCGGGAGTGGGAATTCCTTCGGCGATGAACGGCAACTCTCTTCTTACGCGCCTTGGCGATACAGGTTCGTCGGTATCTAGAGATGAAATAGCACAAGCAGCGGAACAGATGGCAAAACTCGGTATCCGCTTTTAATTGGGAGATTAAGAAATGGCTGTTGGAAATACGATAACAGATTCATTAGCCGACTCTATTCCCACGATGATTGCCTCGGCAAGAATTGTGAGAGAGTTCGCTGGTGTAATGCCTAACCTCGTCGATAGGCAAAGACTCGACGAAAACACAGGAACAGTCTGGAATGAAGTTTCGATGTCGAAGCTATCAGCTCAGGCCGTCACCGAAAATACAGAACTCGACAACCCCCAGCAGATGGAAGACACATTGTTCTCGGTAACCCCTACGGTTATTGGAGTTCACACTGTCATCACCGACAGGGTTGCCCTGAGAATTAGCGCCAACGCATATGCCCAGACAGGGTCACTTGCACAGAACGCTATTGAGAGAAAGAAAGACCAGGACGGACTGACGGCTATCGACGGTGCGACAACCGCACTTGGCGGAGCCAACGCTCTGGACTCTGGTGAAATTGCTGCGGCAGCATACAGGATTACCTCAAACACAACTGAGCCAGCTCCTGCCAATGCTCCAATTCACGCTGTCCACCACGGATTTTCCTTGAAGGACATCGATGACGAATTGATAGCAGCAGGCGTTGACCAGACCACAGGCGCTCCTTTGACCGGTGGTGTTGCTGTCGAGGCATATCAGAACCGATATCGGGGAACAATCGCCGGGGCAAGACTGTATGAGGATGGAAACATCACCATTAGTTCAAACCTTGCAAAAGGCGGAGTCTTCTCGCAAATGGCACTGGTATTAGTCGAGGGCAGGTCTCCATATATTGAGACCAAGAGACTGCCTGAACTAGGCGGTGGAGCCACTGCGCTGTATCACTACGACGAGTACGCCTACGGAGAGCGATCTTCAGGCAACTGGCTGTATGAAGTACAGGCTGACGCTACTGCGCCAACCAGCTAATGAATCTGCGTCGAATGGCGTGGACGAATGAGCGGGGAACCATTCCGAAAGGGTGGATTATCCACAATATGAATGGTGACATGGAGGATAACAGGCTTGAGAATCTTGCCTGTATCCCCAGAAAAACTGGAAATATATCAGAAGTAGTCGCTCCCTACAGGGAACGTATAAAAAAGCTGGAGCTACAGCTACAGCGGGAGAATAAATAGAGATGGCACAAACAGGATATGGAAGAATAAAAATCTTTGAGGACTTCCTTGCAGGCGAGGACATCGTTGCTGCAACGGCAGTAGGAAGAGCCTTTGGTGGCAGTGGGCTTAGAGTAATTGGACAGGGGTCTGAAGATACTGACTCCGGTATAACCGTCGGTGAATCTGACGGTCTTAACGGTGTTGGCATTCTGACGACTACCAACGAAGATGCTCATAGCATTGGACTCACGACAGGCAAGGTATTTGACGTTGGAAAGATGGCCCCTATAAACATTGAGTGCAGGGTTCAGTTTCCTGATCTCGACACCAAGGCATTTTATTTTGGCCTGACCGATGTCAACGGCGACACGGCTATTCTTGAAGGAGAAAACCTGGTTGCAGCCGGTGCAACTTTGACCCTTTCAGCCTCTGATTTATGTGGCTTTCTGATTGATGCAGAGGCTACCGATGACGAGGACTGGATCATGGTTTACAACGGTGGAACCACATCAGGTGAAACCACAATTGCAAGCATTGACGCCGATAACGATGCCGTGGCGGGTGAATGGGACATCCTGAGACTGGAAATTGCAATTAACGGAACCGCCAGGTGGTACGTTAATGGTGTCCTGAAGCAGACCGTGAGCGGAGCAGTATCGACGAGTACAGATCTTGCTGTGCTGGCAATGATTGAGACAAGAGCCGCATCAAATGAATATGCGTGGATTGACTACATAGCAATCGAGGCCAACAGAGACTGGACTGAGTAGGAGCTTTTAGTGGCAGCACTTGTTGAACTGGCCACAGCGGAAATATGGAGTCATGAGCCTTGCTGGCATATCAGTGAGATAAATCGGCAGGCTCCTGATTCCTCGGGCGCCAGAAGGTACCAGACGATAACCGTTATCAGGAATGATCGAAAGGTCAAACTTGAGAGAGACCTCGGTGATGCCCGCCTTTTCGGTGAGGAGTTCCAACTAATCCTTGGAGTTCCTGACGGCACAGGCGGAGGAGAGGCTCTTTATACCGTCGAGGAAGGTGTTCGTCTCGCACAGGAGATGAACCTTACGCCGCCCCCTAAAACCGAGGTTAAGCCCAGAGATTGGAAGAAGATTTTCTGGGATAACGTGGAAGAAAAAAACAAGTGGATGAAGGGTCAGAGTACGTTTGGCCCCGACTATAAGAAGGAGCGAACCCGTTGACACAGGAAAAA